CAATTTTATGTGTACCAGCTTCAAAGTAGAGCTGATGCAAGCCGTTCACAACTTTACTAACGGTACTGGAAATACCTTCAAACTAGCTTTGTATGACAACAACGCATCCTTCACGGCTGCTACTACTGCCTATACAAGCTCAAACGAAGTGGCTAACTCTGGTACTTATTCTGCTGGTGGCGGTGCTTTAACCAATGTAACCCCAACTTCTTCTGGAACTACAGCGTTTACTGACTTTGCGGATCTATCGTTTACCTCGGCAACCATTACTGCATATGGCGCAATGATTTATAACGATACCGCAGCGGGTAATCCTTCGGTATGTATCCTTGACTTTGGTGGTGCTAAGACCTCTACCGCTGGTACGTTTACGATTGTTTTCCCAGCAGCTACGGCATCTGACGCTATTATCCGCATCGCTTAAGGATAAGACGGTGTGGCTGATGTATCAATCGCTTTAGGAGGTTGGTCTAGCCAAGGCTGGGGCGATGCCGCTTGGGGATATGGAAACGTATCCTTTGTAGCAACAGGGCAAGTAGGCTCTGTCGGAGTAGAAGGCGGGGCAGTAGTTACCCTAACAGGGGTTTCTGCAACGGGTGCTGTAGGTAGTGTGACGGTACAAGCTGGAGCCGATGTTCCAGTAACAGGCTTACAGGCTACTGGGTTTGTAGGTAGTGTCCTAGTAGAAGCTGGTGCAAATGTCGCTGTAACAGGCGTATCTAGCACAGGTCAAATAGGTAGCGTAACCGTCACAGGTACGGCAGTAGTAGATTTAGTTGGTGTTTCTGGCACGGGACAAGTAGGAACGGCAACTGCCACGGGCGGTGCAAATGTTCCAGTAACGGGCTTAGAGGCAACAGGCTTTGTAGGTTCTGTAACGATACAAGCTAATGCAGACGTAAATGTAACGGGTGTAAGCGGTTCTGGAAATGTAGGCTCCGTAACCGTAACGGGCAGTGCAGTAGTACCAACTACTGGAATTAGTAGTACTGGTCAAGTAGGATCAGTAGCTGTTCAGGGGTCTGCAGTAGTAGACCTGGTTGGTGTGGCTGGAACTGTGAGTGTTGGTAGCGTTACCGTAGCCGCCAACGCAGATGTACCCGTAACAGGACTACAAGCGACTGGATCGGTAGGTTCAGTCACAGTAGATGTAAGAACAGATGTAGATGTAGTTGGTGTAGCAGGAACAGTACAGCTTGGCACAGTATCCGTAAATTCGGATGTCACTGTAAATCTAGTTGGGGTCTCTGCTACAGGCAATGTTGGACAGGTTGTTATTGGAGTGCCAGTTTCTGGATTCCAACTGACTACATCGCTAGGAACAGTAATTATTGCGGTAAACGCAGTAGTTAATTTAGTTGGAGTACAAGCAACAGGACAGATTGGTGACGTATTAGTTTGGAGCCAAATTGACCCCGATCAGAATCCAAATTGGACGGGCATAAATGATGGACAAACTGCTGGCTGGACTGATATTATTGACACACAAAGTCCTAATTGGACAGAAATTTTAGAGGCGGCATAAATGGCAAGTACATACTCGACCAACCTAAAAATTGAATTAATTGGTACTGGCGAACAGGTCGGTACTTGGGGAGCCACCACCAACGATAACTTCTCTAACGTATTTGAACAGGCAATCGTAGGGCGAGGAACTGCTAACTTCCCAGCCGATGCTAATTTAACCCTGACATTTACCAATAGCGTAGCCAGCCAGACTGCTCGTAACCTATATCTAAACGCCACATCTAGCGTGAGCTTGACGGCAACTCGTGACCTGATTGTCCCGACTATTAACAAGACTTACATCGTAGAAAACAACACTACGGGTAGCCAATCTATCCGAGTTAAGACCTCCGCTGGTACTGGGATTACGATCCCAAATGGCGTAAAAGCCTTTTTATATGTAAATGGCACTGACGTTGTTGGTGCTTTTGATTATTTAAACAGCCTCACTTTAGGGACTCCGTTACCTGTAACGTCTGGTGGTACGGGTGCTTCTACCGTTAGTGGCGCACAAACCAATTTACAAGTTGACCCAGCAGGTACTGCGGTCGCTATGGCAATCGCATTAGGATAAGGAACCAAAATGGCAAATACATTTACAAGCTACATGAATAAGAACGTTGGCACGTCTCCAGCTACCGTGGTTACGGTCGGAGCTGCAACGCAAACTACTATTATCGGTCTGGATATTGCAAATACTACTTCTAGCCCAATTACGGCAGACGTTTATGTTACCCGTTCAGCGGTAGATTACTACCTAATTAAGAGCGCAGTAGTGCCTGTTGGTGGTTCTTTGATTGTGGTTGGTGCAGACCAAAAGGTTGTATTAATTACGTCCGATGCCTTAAAAGTGGTGACTTCTGCCGCCAGCTCTGCTGACGTAGTAACAAGCGTACTGAATATTACCTAAGAGGCAAACCATGTCCTACATCGGCAACACACCGACAACCCAGAGTTTTATCTCTGGTACTGACTACTTTAATGGCACAGGCTCACAGACTGCGTTTACCTTATCCCGCACTGTCGCCTCGATCAATGACATTCAAGTTACAGTCAACAACGTAGTTCAGCAGCCTAACGATGCGTATACGATCAGTGGTACAACGCTGACCATGACCTCAGCCCCCAGTGCTGGAACTAATAATGTCTATGTGCGGTATCTAAGTACCACTACTCAGGCGATTACCCCAAGCCAGAACACTGTAAGCTGGAGTACGCTTGACTCAAACATCCAACAAGACTTGGGCTTGATGTACAAGAATAAAATTATCAACGGGAATATGGCAATCGACCAGAGAAATGCTGGTGCTAGTGTTACTGCATCAACAACTGGCACAGGACAAAACTATACGCTCGACAGATTTTTCTATTGGGTTTCGCAAGCATCCAAAATGACCATTCAGCAAAATGCTGGTTCTGTAACTCCACCACCAGGCTTTACTAATTATCTTGGAGTAACATCATCTGCGGCAACATCTTTAGGTTCATCAGACTATTTTTTAATTGGTCAAGCTATTGAGGGATTCAACACAGCAGACTTAGATTTTGGTAAAAGCACAGCCAAAACAGTTACTCTCAGTTTTTGGGTTCGCAGTTCTTTGACTGGAACTTTTGGCGGAGCTTTACAAAATGCTACTGCTGGCAGAAGTTATCCATTTAGCTATACCATTTCTTCCGCAAATACATGGGAACAGAAATCAATAACAATTACTGGCGATACTAGTGGAACTTGGGTTGGTGCTACAAATGCGATTGGTGCGTATGTTTGGTTTGGTCTTGGTTTGGGTTCTAATTTTAGTGGAACTGCTGGTGCATGGTCTGGTTCTGCTTTATATTCAGCCACAGGCGCAACCTCAGTTGTAGGAACCAACGGAGCCACGTTCTACCTCACAGGCGTACAACTCGAAGTAGGCACACAGGCAACGGCTTTCTCAACGGCTGGTGGTTCGTATGGCGCGGAATTGGCGTTGTGTCAGAGGTATTATGAAAAGTCGTACAGCATAGATACAGTTCCAGGAACAAATACATCTGTTGGGCAGTACCTTGAAAGAGCGACTGCGCAAGGTGGTGGATATTCAGGAAGCAATATTCGATATGTTGTTCAGAAAAGAGCCGCACCTACCGCAACTTTTTACAGGGCTGACGGAACTGCTGGAAGTTGGAACTACAATCGAAGCGGAACTTCAAGCACAGCATCTGTAGCGTTAGATGACGCTGGAACATATCAGGGAAGAATTAATATGATTACTGGTTCAGCATGGGCGGCTACAGAAATTTTTGGGCAATATGTACTATCTGCGGAGTTATAAATGTATAAATTATTTATTAATTCAGATGGAAATGTAGCAAATGCTGTAATTCGTCTATCAGACGGTGCATCTATTCCATTCGACCCAGCCAACACCGACTACGCTAACTTCAAGACCGCCATCCTCGAAGACAAGGCGCAGTTACAAGACGCAGACGGCAACACCATGACCGCAGAACAGGCAAAAGACTTTATTAAGGAGTTACCATAATGGCTGTTAGTCAAATTATTAATGCTTCCTTGGCAAGCGGAGTTCCAGGAAAAGCTAACTTGCCTACTGGTTCTGTGTTGCAAGTGGTTCAGACATATAAAACAGATAGTTTTTCAACTAGTGCAACTTCATATACCAATGTAACTGGTTTATCTGCAAGTATTACTCCAACAAGTGCCACTAGTAAAATTTTAGTTATGGTTAGCGTCTTTATTGATGGTTACCAGAATCAAAACTTTATAGCTCTAACAAGAAATGGTAGTTTAGTTGGGCAATCTACTGCGGGTTCAACGCTTAATTCTTTGGCAAATGCTTGGGGTCAAAATTCAGGTACGGACGGAGAAACTCTTGTTGCTAATTATTTAGATTCTCCAGCAACAACTTCAGCTCTAACATATCAAGTTCAAGCAGCTAGACAAAATAGCGGATCATCAAATTTATTTATTAATGTTACTACTAATGGAACTTATGGTGGAGTATCAAGCGTTACTTTAATGGAGATAGCAGCATGATTTGTCAAGCACTTTATGAACTTTATCCACAAATTGTATCCACCAATGGCGATGTAGCCTACGATGCAGAAGGTAATGAAGTC